ATCTTCGTCGTCGTCATCCTCGTCGTCGTCATCCTCGTCGTCGTCATCCTCGTCGTCGTCATCCTCGTCGTCATCCTCGTCGTCGTCAGAATCTCCGCCGAAGATATCGGTAACCTGCTCAGATGAGATAGCTACTGTAGTGATGAGTGCAAAACTACCATCCTCGTACTTAACCAGGATAGAACCGTTACCAAGATCAAAACGAGCAACTTCCTTGAGCTCTGCCTTTTTTGTTGTTTTCTTTGCCATTGTTGTAAAGTTTTAAAGTGTTATTAATAATAATAATATTATAGGGATATAATCCTTTGCTTATCTTCGTTTTCAGAATTGAATAGTATTACCTCTTCTAGAAGTTGATTCATCTCTTCTTTAGAATGAATGGTTTTTAATTCTTCTTCTTTGCCACCATTATCACTTTTAGTAATAACCCTTACTTCTTTAGGCCACGGGTTATTATTACTATGTAGGTTAATTGTATGATTCATACCTTAATATTTTAGTATAACCCTCTAATATATAAGGTACCCAATCACGATATATATTGGGTAGAGAGGGTCTTTTTTTCGCGGATATTATATTTGAAGTAAACCTTTGGGGATGTATCCACCTATTCCCATTTATAGGTCTATTACTTGAAACATACGCATATAGTTTACGAGTTTTCAAGTTCTTAATAAAACCTCTAAATTCAAACTCTTTTTCAAGCTTATCATCAGTTAAATAGATGGATTCGTAAGGTAGGTTTGATAATATCTCATCCCATACTTTCTCCCATCTCTTAGCTTTTCTAAAGTATTTCCTTGAAAAAGGTTTTTTATGATCTCCGTGGAAATACAGTGATAGAGCATAAACCCATATCTTCGGGGTATAGGCAGATTTATATTTATCAAATATCTCCCGTCCTATACTTCCGTGAAGTCGGTTTAAGCGACGGTATCTCCTGTAAGAGAGCATCATTAACCTCTTTTCTCTGGAGTTTGAGATGCTTTCTAGATATGCCCGATCTACTACCATAAAATTGTTCTTTATACCATTTATTAAACTTAGTTATACCTTGTTTTCTTTTTCTTTGTAAGAGTACTGCGAAATACCTTCTTCTATGTTTATCATAGATAAACTCTGGAGGATATATGTATTTTTTTAATGAGCCATAGTATACGTGACTCCTATCATATTTATCTCTAGACTTTATATACCTTTCGATGCGTATACCCTTTTCACCAAAGTTTATTTGATAGGGATATTTTTGTTGTTTGAAAACCTTCATACCCTGTGACCTTAGTTCTTTACCGGAAACAAAGTGTACGTATTTCAAAGCATCTACTCCATATAGAGTTACTAAAACGTGCTTAGCATGAACTCTTGAGTAAAAAGGTATTTGACAGTATTTTTTCTTATAGAAGGACTTTTCAGTTCTAGAGTTAAAAAACCTGTAACTGTGGGGAGTATTATAAGACCAAGCGTATACTGCCTTAGAATACACCTTATCTTTATCTCTCTTAAGTTTAACCATTACTTAGTTCCCCTTTTTGCTTTTCTAAACCATAGTGAGATAGATTTGGGATTAGCATCTGGGAATTTCTTAAGAACCCTACGTGTTACTCTTTCTAAATCATAGCCTTTAGAAGCTAATTCAAAGGTATAGGATTTTTTAGTTCCTACTACAAAACCTCGTTCATCCTTTTGTCTTTTCTTCTTTTCTTTAGGTTTTTTAACCCCTTTTATTCTTCTGGATCTTCGTGTACCATCCTCTTGTTCATCTCCGAGAAACCCAAGCCTAAGCATAGAACTTCTTAGAGGGTCATCCTTAGAATAACCTGCTTCTGAAAGTTGGTGGTCCATCCAGTCATCATATTTATCTATTAAGGATGGATCTGGGTGATTATCGGTACGGTTAATAAAATTTAATAAAGCACCGATACTGTTACCAGTAGCATCTGGGAAAGGCATACCCAAGATGATTGCTTGCCTTTTAATGTCTCTGTAAGTCATAGAACCACCTCCAGATCTCATAGACCCTAAGAGTTGGTATTTGCTTCTAGACTTCTTAAGACTTGTTGTTGCTTTCTTTGTCATAGTGGTAGTTGTTGTTGATTATATCTTTATTTTTTATACAATGCAAAATTACATATAATATTTTAAATATGCAAATTTTTTATTACTTTTATTCTATCTTTTTATAAAAATCCTCGGCTTTAGCTCTGGATTCACCTAAGTTGGTAGAGGATTTCTTTCTCTTTTTCTTAGGTATTTTAGTTTGATTATAGGCCATGTCAAGATGTTTGATAGAACACTCTAAGTTATTTACTCCATTATAGTTTACAGCTTTGTGAATTATATCTCTGTACTCAGGCCAAAATTTCTGAGACAGTTTTATACTAGAGGTCCTATCTAAGTATTGAGTAACTAAGAACCCATAAGTATCAGCATCTTCACGATTATCAAATATATACAGGTAAAACTTAGTAAGTTCTTTTACTACACTTTCTTCTGGCCTAATTTTAAGAAGGTAATAACCATCGGTATATAAACTTTTAGAAACAAGAGCTACCCAATAAGCTTTTTTAGAAGGTTTAACTTTATAAAACCAACGCTCTCGTATTCTTTCTAATACAAAATCAGGATTACGATTAAGTAAGTACTTTAAAATGATCTTTTCTCGTTTATTCTCTCTCCTCTTAAAAGCACTGGGCTGTTGTAAAATCCTCGGTAATATACGATGATTATTCCACCTATCGAATTCGAAGATTAATCTTCTAGTACTTATATCCCAAGTATCTTCAGATTCCTGTAAAAGCTCCATATTTCTCATAATACTTCGCTGGTTAACACAAGGTACAGTATTAGCAGAATCTCCTGAAAACTGTATAGCCTCTTTATAAGACATTCTCTTTTCTATACAAGCTTCTATAAAATCTTTAAACTGAGGCTCACAAGGACTATCTGGTCTAAAGATACTACCATAGAGTTCAAAGAAATCCGTAAATAACTTAAAGAACTTCTGTGACCTCTCACGTATTTCGATATACTTGTAATGGGTTATACCCAATACATTTCCAGCTTCCCATGAGGATTTACCTTCTGAGATTTGTAAAAATAGGGATTGTTGCTCAATGGGCTTTAGACAATTCCAAGCTTGAGATTGAGCTGAATTCATGTTACTCATAATAAGTTATTTTTGATTGTTTAACTTAGGAGCTTTAAGATGCCTTTTATTAGGTATTCTAGTAATCTGTTCATTAGTTAACCTATTTAAATCTCCCTTTTGTTGTTCTGAGAGTAATTTTCTTGGGTCAAAGTCTTCATATACACTGTAAATGACTAGATCCATAGGTAACCAACTCATTATCCTATAAGTTTGAGGATAGGTTAATAACTTTACCCTTTGATTATCCCAGTCTATTTCTTTTATTATGGCATCTACACCTATATAGGGATAATGTCTCAAAGTTATAAAGTCATTTATATGTATAGCTGTAATATCCTCAAACTTCAATCTAGAATTTTCTTTGGATATGCTTATGAAATGTTTTACTTCTTTCTTAGTAACTCTAGCTATTTGCGAAAAATCATCGAATACATCAATATTGGCTGTACGAGGTTTTTTACCTCTACCTCTGTGCAAAGGTTCTGTATTCCTTAACCAAGCCCGAATACCTGGTATGGCTCTTCTCATTTTTGCCATATATTGACGATTAAAAACCCTATCAGTAGGTACTCTCATAAAACCGTAGTTAAATAGGATAGGTACCTCGGTATCTACATACCTACCTCTACTGGATTGATGGTCGATAAATTTGATAGTAGGTATTATAGCTTTTACATGTTTATACCCATTATCCTTTAAGTCTTGGTTTATAGTCTTATAATACTTCTCTTCCAAGTAAAATACACAATATGAATAATGAGTAGTAGCCATCTATTGGTAATATTCTTTTTGGGTTTTACGTAATAGCTTATGTAAAGCTTTATAGGATATTTTTTCTTTTATCTCTGATGCCATAAAGACATATAATGAAGGAGTGGGTATGGATAGTTTAAGTAGATCTGGGTTATTGATAATCATTAACTTGGATATCAAAGCATCAGATTTTTGCAATTTGAGTATAGAACTAGCTATAAAAGGATCTACTACAAAAAAGAATTCACCTTTTGGCATAGAGTTGTACCTCATACATAATATGGGTAGTTTCTTAGTTCTCTTAGCATCTCTTGAAGCTTGGTCCCAGAAAGATAATATCTTACAACGTTTATTACCAAGAAGTATATGTTCAAAACGTATATCCTGGTAATTCTTACACTCTATAGAGATACAACATCTTCTCTTATGATGATCATCATTACATATTAAATCAGATCCTAAGTCTCGGTTATTATGAAATGATCCAGATTGAGGGCTTCTACCGAAATCATAAGAAGTCCATTCGGTAAAATATTTAGCTACTACCCTCTCAAATCTGGAGCCTTTTGCTTTACTATTCGCCATATTGTTATCATTTAGGGTTTACTTAGGTAAATAGTATTTTCGACAGACCATCTTGTTTTACAACTTGCATAATCCTGGCTTTATGTAGAGGTAATGAAGAGTGATGGGAAATTAAGAAGAGACTTTTGTTTTCAAAGACTTTACTTATTAGGTTTATGGCAGTCTCCAACACATCATCCGAAATTCCTTCGAATACTTCATCTAAAAAAGCTAAGTTTACTCCTCTAGCAGCAGTAAGTGTTTCATTCATTGCTAAAGCCATAGCAAGATTAACTAAAGAACGTTCTCCACCACTAAGTTCATCGTATTCTATAATTACGCCATTGTTTTCAATAAGTGTAACAAAGTCTTTTCTAGCTGATTCGAGATCTACTTCAAAGGATACTCTAAATCCTAAAATATCCGAATAATTAGCTAAAGTATCATTAAGTATAGATAAAGAAGAATCGAATAGGTATGACTTTATACCATTATTACCTAATGGGTCTGAAATAAGCCAGTTATAGTTATTTAATTTGTTATTTACGGATTTCTGAAACTTCTTACATTGACTTACCTTCTTATGATACTTATCATAACGATCTTTATACTTTGGAGATAATATCTTAGGCTTTTCTGACTCTAAATCCTTTATTTGTTTATCAATTGTACACATATTGTCCGCTATACTAGCACACAACTGATCTAGATGATCATATTTTGATTTAATTTCCCTTAGGTTATATTTCCTTTGAGTAAGTTCCTCCTTCTCTTCTTGATACTTAGATATATCCTTGAAAGCCTTACGTAATTTTTTAAGTTTATCATATGCCTTTTCGTATTCTTTTTGTTTCAATAAACTCAAAATCTTAGAAACTAAAGTCTCTAAGTTAAGCTGGGTACCTCTTTTAGCTTCACTAAGTAATTGGTTTAACTCTTTTAGCCTATTATCGGTCTTATTTATCTTGGTGTCTAAGGAAATAGCCACATTTTCTTTTTTACCCTTTTGAGTTTCCTGTAACTTCTTAGTTAACTCTAACCTTTTAGCTTTTAATTTCTGTTTACGCTTTTTAAAATTCTCTTTCCAGTTCTTTTCATTATCTCTTAACTCTAAGTAAGTATTCTTAGCTTCTTCTGCATTAGTAGAGTATCTGTCTATCTTTTCTTCAATATCGTTAACTTCTATATTTAACTCTTTACGCTCATCATTGGCTAAATCTTTAGCTACATTCAAAAAGCTCAGGTCAAATATCTCCTCAAATAATTTTTTCTTATCCGTATTTGATTCCTGGATCAACCTTTTTAAACCCTGACCAAACATGATAGAATTTATGAACAATGGGTGAGTTAATCCTATCGTTTTCTCTATCTCTTTTTGTACCAATACTTTACCCTTTATATCTATAGGATAACCATCTTGATATAACAGTAGCTGATTGTTACCCTTTGAACTATCCTCTAGTAAACCTTTGTATTCTTGACACCTTATTATCTTAAAAACACCTTTAGAAGTCTGGTAGTTTATAGATACACATACACCCTTATAATTTTTAGGTTGATACTTAGACCAAGTTTTTACATTAGATACTCCCTTTAAGTCTTTACCATAAAGTACCCAAGTAATAGCTGAAAAAATAGTAGATTTTCCACTACCTGTCGGACTGTTTATCCAAGTAATACCTGGAGTATTTAACTGTAATTGAGTAGGTTCACAAATACTTCTAAAACCCTCTATGTTTATGGATAAAAATGTTAACATAGTTTTTCACTTTTAGTTAATATATGTGTTAATAGGTTTAAACGGGTTTTATCTTTATCCCCCTGCTGTCTCATATATCTTCGAGCTAGTTGTTTTTTAGTAAGTTGCTTTGTAATTTTATGTTTAGTTTCTACAGATTTACTAGATAGCTTGGGTATTACTGTATAATAATTGCCATCTTCTTTAATTTCGGATTCATCATATACATCGATGAATTTAGGGTAATCGGTTAATTCTTTAAACTTCATGGATAGATCAGAGTATAAGATCCAATACCCCAACTTACTACCATTATCAGTCCTACGTTGCTGATAGGGGCAACCTATCATATACATCTTCTTACCTAATCTCTGAGGTTTATGTATATGACCACATAAAACTAAATCAAACTTATTAAGTATATTTAAGTTTAAATTTTCTACAGAATCTATAACCCTACCATCGTTATCTGAAGCTCCTGGGTAATCAGTATGTAACATCAATATATGTTTAGACCTTGACTTACCTATGTTTACGTTTATTTTCTTTAAGTATTCACTTAAACCAATATTATGGTCTATATAAGGTACACCGTGTATATAAAATTTACCTATATGTAACCTATCAAAATCTATACACTTTAAAAACTTAAAAGTATTTGCAAACCTTGATACCCAACTAGAAGGTTTTTCATTTATCCTATTTATGTGATTACAACAGTGATTACCACTTATTGAATACAAGGTCCAATCCTTTTGGTCCAGTAGATTAAATTCATATTGTACTCTATCAAAAAGTTCAGCAGATATAGACTCTGGTCTATGAAAAAGATCTCCGCAATGTAATACAGGTATATTAAGATCTACAGACATATCTGATATGTAGTCTAGTATCTTGAAAGCCGAATCTAACCTACTAGGCCATTTACCCCAATCATTGATATGTAAATCTGATATTACTATGAACTTAGGTCTTTTTTTACAACCCAGTCTATCTTCTTTCATAGCCTGGTTGGTATTTTCTTGAGCAGTATACCAACATAAGTTTAACACATTATTATTAGCCCTATTATTATCTAAATGACCTACTATAGGCTTAAATAATGGATTTGGTATATAGGCTTCGGCTACTAATCTATGTATATAAGCCCTACGTATCTTATTTTGAGACCTTATTTTTAATACAACCTGTTTATATCCATTTGATCTAGTATAGGCTTTTAAGGGATTATATTTATTACCAAGAGTATGTTTGCCTTTTATCCACCTACTATAAACCACTCCTTCCCTGGATATATGATACCCAGGGAAGTCTCTTATATTATCAATCATTTCTCTTTTGGCCATACTATATCTACCTTTAGTTCTTCAGCTATTATCCTCTCCCTAGTTAACAACTCGGGTTCATCTATAATCATAACCTCTACTTTACCATATAGTGAAGTTAGGTAACCTACCTTATAACCTCCATAATCAAGATACTTTGGAGGTCTTATTAAACCTTGTGATATTCTCTCTATAGTACAATTAAAGTGTACTCCCCAATTATCAAGGATCATCAACATTATGGAAGAGATTTCTGCCTGAAAGTACTTATTTAATATGCGTTTATTATTATCCTCCATTACCCAGTTTTTTACCATATAAGGAGTAAAGTTGAGTACTATGAGTTGATCACAAGTTTGACATAAACACATCTTACACAAATCTAAGAAGTGTTCTAACTCACATTGTGGTATAGTATCAGCTTGCTTATATAAAAAATAAGCTGCAGAATCAAGAAAACTTCTATCAGATACATAACTATCTTCTGAAAACTTCTTTTTTCTTAGATTTAGTATCTGGAAATCTTGCCTATATAGCTCAGACTTATCATGAGCTAACATATCTTTATGAAGCTCTTCTTTTGTACTGGGTAATAGGTCAGAAACACTACCAGATATAAATGGCCATTCTGGTTGATCTCCTTTACCTATAGAGCTAACATACTTAGCTAAAGTAGTTTTACCTATCCCGGAAGGACCTGCGAATTGAATACGATTTTTTATCATTTGTTTAAGTTTTTAAATGGTTTGATAAAGATATCAGTTAGGAAAGAGTTAAAGGAGTATTCTATACATACCTCCCTGAATTTAGTGTAGTTTATCTTACTTATTGTATATAATTTTAGTACACCCTCATGATTTAACTTATGGGTATTAACAAACCACTTCAAGTCTATAAGCTGTTTATTACGTCCATAAATTTCTTTCATTTTTTGATCTTCATTTAGCTCTAGATATTTATCTATTGTCCCCCACTTATCAAGAAATTTACGAGCTTTAACAGGACCAATACCAGGAACACCAGGTATATCATCTGAATTATCTCCAACAAGGCAAAGATAATCCACCGTTTCTTCTGGGTCATACCCAAACAATTCCTTACAATTAGTTTGTCTAACATACTCTTCTTTTCTTGGATTAAATATCTTAACTCTATCATTAGTAAGTAATTGATTAAAATCCTTATCTGAAGATACTATAGTTACTAACCATTCTGGGCTTATTACTTTAAAATATAGGTATGCTAAGAAATCATCACCCTCATAAACTGTAGTTTTATGTTTATCAAATACATATTTAATTCTTAGATACCTAAGGATCTTAAAGATAACCTGTTTTTGTTTAATAAGAGATTCTCTATCATAGGAGATATTTACTCGATGACCTTTATAATTTGGTAGTAACTTATCTCTTAAAGGAGAATGACCATTATCAAAAGTAATATATACATCATCAGGGTTAAACCTATCTATGTACATATGTAAAGATTTGAAAAATCCAAAGATAGCTCCACTGGGTTTACCATCAGTACTCTTTAATTTTTCGAATTTATGGAATGACTGGTGAAGGATGTTTTCACCATCGACTAATAATACCCTCTTTCTAGCCATAGTATTTATCTTTTAGTTTAATTATCCATTCTTTCACTTGTTCATAGTTCTCCTCTACTAGTCCAACTAATATGATGGATATATACTCTTCATACTCAAACTGTCTACGGAAATCCTCTACTAAATCGAGTAAGTACTTCTTCCTACTAATTCTACCCATAAAGCTTATTACCTTCTTGGGTTTATTAGTATTACCTACTCCTACTTTTAATTCTTTAGACATTTGAGCTATATGTATGGCTTTATTCAAATCTTCTTCACCATTCTTATAGAGAAACCTTGAAACATATTTTAAGATCTCTCCTTGAAACCAGTTAAAATTAAAAGCGGTGAACACCATTACTGGCTCTATTTTAAACCTTTCATAGTGTTCACCACCTACTTGACATTCTTTAGTTTTCGTCTTCATCGTCTTCAGCATCACTAAATGATTCATATTCTACACCCTCCACAGGGAAAAGGTTGCCAGATATTGATTCAAGCTTTTTTCTTGTAGTGGCGATAGTGTTAATTCTAGCTTTTTTAAGTAGCTTTCGTCGTAGATCATCGTCAGATTCGATAAGCTCTCTGAACTTTTCTTCTCCTCTAGCAATTTTCTCTCCTTTGTACTTAATAACTCCACCATTTGCCTTTTCGATAACCTCTTCCTCTGCAAACACCTCATCAAGGTAGAAATATCTATCGAACCCAATATCATGTAATTTAGGGTTAAAGTAAACTGGACATTTAGAAATAGTAGGCTTAGGCGGAGCGACTTTGTTTTTGAGCACTCGTAACGTAACCAATTTACCAGCCTTTCGTTCTCTTCCTTTAGACTTAACAGTAATATTTCTACCAGCGAAGAAGGCAACTCTAATTGATGCCCAGAACTTAAGAGCTGCTCCTCCAGTTGTTGTGGTATTATCTTTGCCAAATCCAACGTTAAGGGCAGTACGGACTTGATTGATATAGATTTGAGTAACTCCGAGTTTGTAGAATAGTTCATTGCGTATACGAAAATATTTATATAAAGCCTTAGCTCTTCCTCCCATCTCAGCCTTACCCTCGACCATTTTAGCATCTATGTTATCAGAACAATCCATAGCTGCTATAGAATCAACGACTAATAGTATAGGCTCATTATGAGTTAATTGTGAACGTATGTATATAGCTAGATCAGCTACTACGTCTGATACATATTCTATACGAGTATCATTAACTACAGTAACTCTATCAGGATCTACTCCATTAGCTTCAGCCCAAGAATTCATCCAAGACTGTTCAGCATCTACCCATATAACATGACCTCCAAGTTGTTGACAAGTATATGCAAAGTTATAAGCTATAAGGGATTTACCAGAACTCTCTTCGCCAGCTACCTCTGCAATCTTACCGAAAGGTATACCTCCACCCCATTGGTGATTTAATGCAAAAAAAGTAGAAGGTAACCATAGGTTATGTTCCTCTACCTGAGAAGCCTTCATTTTTATGATTGAGCCATATTTTTTATTGAGTTCATTTAATGTAGGAACTTTCAAACCCACTTTTGTTTTCTTAGCCATAATGTTGTTAATTTAGTTAAAAAGGGAGATAAGTTATAAACCTACCTCCCTCCAAAAATGACAGCATTGAAATTGTGATGGACATTATACCCAGTCCTGGGTTAGATATCAGACTTATACTTCTTTTTCTTCTTATCTTTCTTGTCTTTAGCCTTCTTCTTAGACTTTTTCTTTGGCTCATCCTCTTCATCCTCAGAAGAATGGTCCTCATTAAGGAATTTCTCTAACTTGAGCTCAAGTTCGTCATAAGATTCTATCTGATCTCTTACAATCTTCTCAAGATCTATAGTACCTGCATACTTCTTATCCAACTTAGTTGGTTTACAAGGACGTACCGTATAGGAAGTATCCATTTTACCTGAGCCAGATCTTACGATCTTAATATCATAACCAGTACGAGGATCTGTCATATCTCCTGCTTCATCCTCATCAAGGTAAAGATCAATTATATCATTATATACTGAGCCAGCTATAAGTATACCCTTATCAGCTCCATCATGGTCTACCTTAGTACCCTTATCATCCTGATAAATAATACCTCCTACTACATACTTCCTACGAGGTATAAGCAGTTTAGCCAAAGCTTTATCATCCTCATCATGAGACTGTTTAAGCTCCTGATATTTCTCCATAAATGGGCATGGCTCATCAAAAGTTGCTGGTGAGATAATACCTCCTATACCTTGTATATAGAACTGTATTACTTCTATACCCAACTCCTGATCATCTCCAGGAGATTTCAGACGGATTCGTGTACTACCCTCTTTAGGGAAAATCAAACCGTTATTATTACCTTTGCTCTCAAGCTTCTTTTTTCTCTCAAGCATCTTTTCCTTAGTGGTCATACCACTACTTGAAAGCTTCTTCTTTTTCTTGTCTTTGTTAAGTGTACCCATATTATTTAAATATTATGTGATTTATTATACTCCATATTCCACTTATGGTGTTTAAGCCTAGCCTTTAAAGTAGATAACCTCTTACTGCCTGGATGTCTATCCCATGACTTTTTAGCAAACTTAACCAAGTTATTATACTCAACAGAAGTACTCTGGTTTTTATGATTTTGTTTAGGATCCTTATAATCTCCATACGGAGAAGTTTTAACCCAAATGATTTTTGGCATATTTAGATATTTTTATTTTGTTGAACATAAATGATCTCATTGAAAGCCAATACCGTGAATTCCCATTTATCTTCGGATAATTCTATACCAGCTTCTTTAACCTCCTCCCAAAGATCTACTTCCTTGCCAGCATATAAACCGTAAGTAACTATCATACCAGGATCCTTTAATAATGGCTTATAGGTATTATACTCCTCAGTAATAGGTCCTGCAAAAATTACAGCACCCTCACGAGGCATACCTTCTTTAGTATTACCCGGTACAATAATTGAACCTACCTTTGTATCTTGATCTTTTGGACTTAATATTAGAACTCTATTTTCAGTTGGGGTTCCAGTATTACTTAAATAATTAGCTAGCTTGCAAGCTAACTCAGTTGAGATGTGATTTAATTTGAACATGTGTTACTAATTTTAATTGATTATATTCTTATAGTTGTTTACGGAGATTTGCATTAAGTGTTCTAAGTATATTCTCTCTATTCTGATAGACATTACATAAAGAGGTATATTCAGCAGCTTTAGAAGCAGCTTTTAAGTATCTATCACAAACAGACCTATACTTTTTGGAGGATAATACCTTGTTAGATACATAATCATTATTCCACCTTTCGTTAGAATCTTTAAAGTATACCCATTGAGTAGCATAGGTATCTTCCTTTTCTCTTGCTAGAGCATCTCTTTCTTTAATATACTTATCTCTAATAGAACAGAGTATATAATAACTAGAAGGTGACTCTCTGAGCTGAGAATTTAATAGATTTTCATTTATACTTAACTCTTTTTGAAGGTTTATTTCGATGGTTTTACCTTGAAACTTGACCTTTAGTTTTTTTATACTTACATCTTTCATATGTGTTCTGTGGTTAAATTAGTACTTGGATTACCTTTATGTTTAATAAGTATACCACAACTGGGACATTCTACAACTATCTCATTAAGTGATTTAACAAAAAGTAGGTCTGATGCTTGATATTCAAACTCGGTATCACAGCAACTACACATAGCCCTGTATTTCTTAATATTTCCCTGCCTTAAAATCTTCTTCATACTTCTTTATCTCTTTAGAGTATATCTGATTATACTGACTTGTATCTATATCTTTGAACTTTTTATGTAGTTCAAGGTAAGCATCTACCTCAAAATCTGGCTCTAACATTTTCCTATAATCATACCCAGGTATAAAGGGTAATTCTTCAGCCATAGACCTTCCAACAGTAAAGTCCATGGAGAGATCTACGTCATTTATCTGGAAGCCAAAGTATTTTTTAGTACTCGGGTTACGTAGTATTTCCCAAAAAGCAGATATGGTCCATGTGTTAATATATTCTGGTTTAGTATTTAGATAAATAGCATCATGTACAGTAGCTACTTCATCCATTTTAGGAAATTTACCTTGTCTCATCGCCCAGTAAATAAGTACTGAACCAAAAGCAGTTAAACAACTGGCAGCTGATTGACAAGGGAAATTTAAACCAAGTCTGATAGCATAAGCTTGTTCATCTGGATTTCCGTATATCTGAGGTAATCTACGTTTAGCTCCGAAGAGTGAAACTAAATACCCATGTTTTTTAAGGAATCGTTCTTGTTTATTCTTAAACTTTTGAAGAGCAGGATGTTCTTCGAAGTATTCATCCATCTGTATTTTAGCTTCCTCTTTAGTTACCACTATACCAGCTTTTGGATCTGATAGTTTAACAGCTAGTAATCCTGGACCTATACCATATATAAGTCCAAAAGCTAACTGTTTAGCTTGTTTTCGTCTTATTTTCCAAAGTTTATGGTCTGGGTGGTTTTCATCATCCAACATTACCTTAGCTTCTTGATAAGGTATGTTGTATTTTTTACAGGCAATAGCTAAGTGTGGATCTTCTCCATTAGCAAAAGCTTTAAGATAAGTCTGATCTCCAGCTAGGTGAGCCATTACTCTTAATTCAGCCTGAGAATAGTCGAATACCAAATAGAGTTTACCCTTTGGAGCTACTAATTGCTTTTTAATATTTGGATCTACAGTAGTTTTTGGGATCTGTTGCATATTTGGATCCTGAGAACTAAATCTCTGGGAAGTAGTACCATGTATTAAGTATCTACCATGTAATCTACTATCATCTTGAATTTTCTCACTCCAACCTTCTATAAAGGTAGTATACATTTTTTGAAGACCCCTTAAATCTAAGAGGTTATCCAAAAATATAGCTTTTGGATTTGTTGGTTTCTTTACAGTTAACCTTAATTGTTGTAAAGTTTCTTCTGCTGTAGAGGGATTACCAGTTTCTGTAAAAGTTTCACAATTAAAACCAAAACCTTCTACACTGTAGATGAGTAAAGGTAAATCTTTTGGAGAGCCTAAGTTTACAGGATTAGTTAACTCCCTTTCAGTTTTATTACTGTAAATACCCAACCTTACGTTAGCTATTTTTTGTTCTCGAGTAGCTATCTTCTTTTCTATACTAACTTTATTATCAGCCTCTTCATATTGATCATTTAACTCATCTATTTCTCTTTGTATCTTTTGGATATACTTTTCAGTTCTTTGCTCTACTAAATACTTATGAAAACGTTTTACTTTTGGCAGATTTAGAATAGTATCTAGAGCTTTTTCAATCTTTTGCTTATATTCTATGAGTAACTTTTCATTAAATGCTCTGTCAATATATAAACCATTAGTTTCCACTGATTGTAAAACCCTTGAACAACACATCGTAAAATTACGATAATAAGAGTATAGGTTTAAATCTATAAGCTTTTTCTCAAAGAATATACCGAGTCTAAAAGTATAGTCTGTATCTTGACCACCATATTGACAAAGTTCCTCTAAGGGTTTCTTATCCCAAGGTATCTTATCAAAACCTCGAGAAGATTCATAATTACCATACTCTGGTAGATACCTTCTAACCATACTCTTAAGATCATTGGGTCTTTCTTCATTAAGTATGTACTTAGCTAACATAGCATCTATAAGAGTACCTCTGTAGTATATATGATATAATTGGAATATCTGTAAATCAAACTTAGCATTCCAAGCTAACTTAATTACAGAAACGTTCTCGATGAGTTCATGACCTATCTTAGATATTGCCCATTTAGAAGAATAACTAATACCATACTCTTCCCTTTGGAAGTGATCTAAAACAATATTACAAGCAAAACCTGCTTGAAAGGTGATAGATACTATGGTGGGCTTAAAATCTTTGGTATATATAGGTTTACCATTAGTCTCAAAGTCGAAACTACAGTAACCCAGGGATATACAGGATTTAATTAGTTGCCTAACTTCAGCTTTAGTGGTTAATATTTTGGTTTTTGTTCTCATGAAGTGTAAATTTACATTAAATATAGGAACTTACTGTTTTATAAGCAAGTTCCTATATAAGTATAGAATTTCCCTAAAAACTTAATTACTTGTGTTAGTATCAGAAGCTAGATCATCTATAGAGGTTTTAAGCTTCCACCAATCCCTCTGATAAGAATGTAAACTTCCTATTTGATGATACAAATAACCGTGTTCAACTCCTACTTTATCTGCTACATACTCCATAAGACTCCAAGCTAGATATACATCATCTCCGAAGTGCTCACAAAAATCGGATGAACGCTGATTATAAATAAGGTGACATACCTTTTCTCCCTTAGAGTTTGGACGTATAAGGAATTGATAATACATAGAACAGGGTATACGAGCTCTACCATCAAGTCTACCACTATCTATTTCCGAATCAAAGATACTTAATACAGCTTTACGAGTATCTGGATCATATTTTAATAACCTAATGATATCTTCTAAGTAAGTTTGACATGAGAGATCTTTACCATCATTAAACTTATTAGAAAAAACAGGGTCGTTTATTCGTTCAGCATAGGTATAGTCAAACTTATTATGCTTATTCAAAAACTCTTCCCACATGGGCTTGTTTAATTTCCAAGCCTCTCCAGGATTTATCTGTTTACCTGAAACTCTTTCCTTAAATTCAGCATCAGCCCATTCTTTAGTGTTTGTATAAACGAATAACCACTCTAAATCTGTAAGTGAAGTTAAGCAATAACTCTCAGCTATAAGCTCTTTGGTTATAAAATCGGGATTACCCTCGATATTTTTATTTTGATAGGTTTTGGGCTTATTTTCAATTCCCATCTCCCATAGATTTCTGCCAGTTTCTGACATCAATTCGTAAGCGTTACAATAGATTCTCATACCTTTACTGTTTATTTTGTTTCTTTAAATATTGAGTTTTAAACTTTTTCCTCTGGCTATAAGAAATACACTCTTCTGGATAAGGTATGCCCTCATCATACTCTAAGAGCATATCTTTAGCATACAGAGGTTTATATTCATATAGATCTGGTCTTATAACTTTGAATGAGCGGAAAAATACTTTAAAACTTGAGAACTGTTTCTCATCTCCAGTCTTATATTTCTTAAATACTTCCTTTACGTGTTTAGTCCAAGGGTTTTTATGACCTTTTAATACCTTTTTTAGGGGTTTGTAAGCATCATACATCATAAGTGTCTCAACATTACCATACATCTGAGTACAGAATAAGTTAAGTTGAACAGTTTGATCTGGACCATACACGTATTCAGCCATTCTTTGAACTAAAAGGAAGTCAAAAATCAACCTTTTAGTAATCTCTGAAGCTCTAAGGATCATAGTTAATACAGGTACATCCTCTTGGAAGCGTTTAGAGAAGGTAACTGCTAGTAAACATTGCTTACCATTATCATGGCGATTGTTAAATACATAACTATGATTGTAATTTTGATTATACCTAGCTTTAAGATCTCTCAATCGGCTACGCATAAGATCAAGTTTATTAAAATCAATGTAGTTATTTAACAATGAAGTCCACTTGGTAGCAGTATAGTTAAATACTCGACCATAATTAAATTCTGGGTCTACATAAGCCTTACGTATCTTAATAAATACATTGTATACTGTAGCTAAACCAGAATTAGCTAACCCACCTTTCTCAAAAAGTAGGGGATCTATGGTCAAAAACATCTCATTGAGCTTTTCCCAAGCCTCTTGGGAAGTTGAAAATTCGAGGGAATGTACTCCCTCTTCTAAATTAAACTGTATACCCTCTAAGGGTCTGTTCCATCCGCTCACTAGTAATTACTTTTAATTCTGAACTGATTAACTAAATGCTTTTTATACCTTAACTGAAGTAGAGAGTTTGGGTTGAATCCAATAAAATGGAAATAACCCATTAATTCGAGAAAAGCTATAACCACCTCTTCCTGGAACCTTTGTTCATCGGTAATTTCTCCAGTTTGTTTCCAAGGCTTGTTTTTAAGGAAGTTACGTGCTACTGAAAGGTGATAAGTTAATTCCCAGCACATCTTAGCCTCACCATCATGGGTAGACCAGGATATCCTACGGAAAGCAGGAATATATGAAGCTACTTTGTCGTAATCCTTGATATTAAAGTTATCAAATAATGTAGGATTAAAGATATCCCAAGCCCAAGCACAAACATGAATAAGATTAATATCGAACCTACTCTGTAGTATACCAAAACCTACTTTCATAATGAACTGAGTAGATATACCATCTTCATCTGTATTTGGATCCACTAGTACATGTAACCTCTTACTAAGGATATAAGACTTTATATCATCTACTCCAATATTACTGTACAAGAGTAAATTTATAAAGAAAGCTATAGCATCTGCTTGCTCCTCATTCGAATTCTGTAGGTGATTTAAGAGTTGCTGATAATTTTCTTTAGTCCACTTAGGAGAATTAAAATTATAACCTAAACTGTCCATCATTTGAAGTACTAGTGTAGTAGATTCATAACCTTCACCTAATTCCTCTATAACCCTGGCTGACATGTCTTTAAGAATAGCTTGGGCTTTACGAGTATTAACATTTAAAGGCCACTCTGGAAGACCTTCTATGGGTAAATACTCCTTTAACAGTGAACTTTGGAGCTCAAACATTTTCTCGAGCTCCTTACCTTGTTCACATATACATTTTTCATTTACGAAATTTCTACAATCCATGTTATTGAACATTATCCGTTGAACCTTGCCAATTACTACCTCTTTCTGACCAATCAGAAGCTAGATATTCAAACTCATCACCAGTTATCTTTTTAGGCTCTGTAAGAAGTACTGGTACATGAATAAACTGAAGGATAGCTTTATTAAAGTCTATCTCTTGTGATTGGTGTGTAGTGTTTATTATACTCAGATGTATTTCACCTGTATAAGTTGAATCTACTATCTCTGCTCCATAGATTAAACCCTTTTTAGTAGAAATACCAGACTTATTGGCAGCCATAAGCATAGATTCTGCTGGTTTTATTAAAGCTCTTACTCCAGAAGGTATTAAAACTCTAGAACCGGCTCCCAAGGTAATTCCAGTTACTACCTTTACAGGAACATCTCCAGACCTATCTTCATCATAATCAAAGATAACACCCATCTGAGGATTTATCTTTTCCATCTCCTGTAAATCAAGATCCTTAGGTATAAAAAAATCTATACCTGCTTCTCTTTTAGAAGCTCTACGAGGTTCTCTTACATCTCTACATAAACAATACTGAATACTTATTTCCCTACTTTCCATATTTATAGGCTTTTATAAATTAAACGAATATCTTTCTTTGGTACCTCAAATTTTATTGAGGCTTTTTCTACTATTTCCTTACGAGTTTTACCTTTACGTTTCAAACCACGAATGTATTTCTTTATACCCTTTACATCCTCTAAGGTCTCTAAATCCTTGTAATGATTTTTATCCTCTAATTCTTTACGAGTAATGTTCAGCATCTGAGACATCTTTATACAACAGAGTTCTGAATCACCACAAATCTTACATTCTTTAGTACTTAAGTCATAACCTTTACCAAAACAAGGATCTCCATTACTACCCAACTGAGTTACATCTATCGGCAATAATGGATTTTGTTTACTTAGTACTGGTAAATCTTTCTTTTTCTTACTTGACATATGTTATTGAGTTTATCTAAGTTACTTATTTATAAATAGTTAGTAAGATATTATAGGTTTTGAAGCTAACTTTCTATCATTACCTCTTCACTACAAGCCTTTGATTTGGAGGTACTTTGTCTTTGAGAGAATCCACCACTTTGAGAAAATCTCGAACAATGTTCCCATTCGTCTTGAAAAGCTATTGATACACTTTCTCCGTTCTTACCTTTGTAAGAGTCATCCTCAATTCTATCAATGATGAATGCAGGCATCTCTCCATTACGATTGAAAATCCTTTGTCCAACACTGAATTTTGGTACAAGTTTAGGTTCATTACATATGAACTTTTCCTCAAGGGAGTTCAACCAATTAAGACGTTCATTCTTTCCTTCTTTACTGATATAGGTCATCTGGTCAACATCTCTCTGCAAAGTGAAAGCCATGATTCTATCATTCTCAGTCCACAGGGTTTTTGGTTTACCTATATTTTCAACCCAAGCAAGCATTTCTTCTTTAGAAAAACCGTTATCAAAATCTTGAGAAGGTTGAGTACAAATCCAACCATAAATTACTTTCCTTATCCTCTCACTCTTATCCTCTTTTAGTTCTGGGAAGATAATTTCTAAATCATCTGCATATAACTGATTACCTCTTTGTTTATAGCCTTTATAAAATCCTTTTGCTATTTCTAAAGCCTTGTTATAGCGTTCGGCTTTTTCTTCTATTGATAATTCTTTTGCCATAGTTATAATAAGTTTTGTTCGTGGAGTTTAATAATCATTTCTACGCAAGCATCAACTGGATTATTAAATACCTTTGTAGACCTTTCATGATCACGAGATTCTACGTAATAAAAACCCTGATAATTTTTTACTACTACATATCCAATTGGTAAAACATTAATCAATGCAGCAAGACTCCAACAAGTTATATCGCCTATATCCAATTTGTTTTCTTCGTCAATTATTGTCGGAGTATTATCATAACTCCATTCTTTTGTTTTGATGTCCATGCCATAGCAGTAATACATATCTGCACTTTCAATTGGCAGTATCTTTGCTAACTTCTTTGACTGCTCCAGCGATGTGAAACTCTTAATTATTACCATAGTTATTAATATGATTTACTTTCAAAGTATTTGTTTATATACTCTTTAATCTCCTCCTCAGTGAATAAAGCTTCGTCTTTAATTCTATGTTGTATATTAAACTTAGCATCTGTAGTTGTTGCTAAATATACAATTTTATTGTTCTGCCTTGAACTATCTAAAGAAAATCTCTCAACACTGATTTCAATCCTGTTAATGACTAAATTATGAATTTCTCCATCAACAAACCCAAATGCTGAGTCTCCAATGTCAAATTTTGTTTTAACGTTAATTGTTGCCATAGTTATTTCTCTTTAAGTTTTTTGATAAGGGCATCTGCTTGTTCTACTTCCATCCTTAATTCTTTTTAAATCTTTCCACAATATCAAAATCAATCCAACAAGGTCTGTGATCTGATAAACCTTTTGGACCATATCCACAACCATTAACTACTACCTTAGTTAAAGAATATGTAGGATTTATTACAAAGATCCTATCCAGACTATGCTTTGGGAAAGGTTGAAGGACTTCTGATACATTAGGGACTCCTGATACATTAGTATGTTCACTTAGAGGTTTGATAAGATACTCATTTATAGTTTCTTCATCCATCTCTGAAGAAGAGCAATTAGTGTCTCCCATTATAATCATAGGATGAGCTGGTGAAGAGAGGTCTAGTTTATAATCTATATAAGTTACTAATTGAGTAAACTGCTTTCTTCTAGTTTCTGAATCCTCAATATCATCTCTTTTTTCTGAAGCATCTGCATGAAGAACATATACGGTTAGATAACCATAATCTATATGATGTAATTCATATCTCCTGAAGCCCTTTCTAGTAAGCTTATCATTACAATGAGAGAAATATCCATAAGAGTCCTTCCATTCTACGATATCCTCTTTTACAATCACCCAAATTCCAGCAATGAAGAGATTTAGTCCATCAGATTTATACCTAAACCACTTTACCATAGAGAATATCTTTGAGAAATCTATAGCACCCATGAATGTACCAGTTGAAAAACCTTTGAGGTAAGAGATAAGCTGATAATGATAATTAAAATCCTCCTGAACTCCTACAATATCAAACTTAGAATCAGAAAGATACTTACTGATATCATAAGTTTTTTCTGACCTATTCTCATTATCATTGAGTGATACAAGAGTAGTACCCTTAATTAACTTGTATACCCATACACAAGGTTTGAAGATCCAAGGGAGATCATTTAAATCCAAGGTCTCTGGGAGACCATCTACGTTGTAAGTTACTAATTTCATTTGATTTTGTTTTAAGTTAATATTATAATATATGCCTGTATGCCTATATACCTAGAAGTTAATACTTATTATCCTACGGAAATAAGCATTACTTATTAGTTAATCTTAGTCAAAGGTAGATAAGGTTAAGAAATACTTATTACCTTATAACCTTGTTTCTTATAAGACCTAACCCTTGCTCTACTATGCTTACCTAAGTAATAACCAGGATATTGTAAATCATCTAAATAAGCCTTTGATTTCGATTTATGTAATCTAACTAATCGTCCTAAGAACTGTATGGTTTTTTCCTCTGCTTTAAATCCCGAACAGTTTATCATCACCTTAAGTAGTGGGAAGTTTTTACCTCTAGCTATAATGGTAGTTGATACCAATATATCGATGTTACCTTCCCTAAATTGTTTCATAATATTATTTCTTTGCTTAGTGGGAGTATCCACATGAGCGTAGGCAATATTATAGGTAGTTCCTAGTGCTTTCTTTAATTTTTTATATAATTCTTCACAGTGTTTAATATATTTGCATACTAGAAGCATCGGAATTCTACCATATTTAAGGTTAAACTTAACCCTATCTACCGCCATTTTATAAGCCATAGGATTATTAGTTATGGTATCATCATATTCATCCTTATAATTTAAGGATTCGGATTCCCAATTACCATAGTAGGGTTTATTAGAGATGGCCTTAACCACAACAGGAGTAGCATAGCCTTTTTTAGTACTATCAGATAGTTTGAACTCGGCTAATTTAGGTCCAAAAAAAGCTTCTAGATTCCAGTTTTTAAGCTGATCCTTCTTAAATTTACTAAGATAAATCGTACCTGATAAACCTATACGAACTCGAGTATTCCATAAGTGAGTTAAAACATTTTGATAAGACTTACTACCTCCAAGGTCAGCTTCATCCACCAAAACCATATCTATTTTCGTTAACTCATTCTGAAACTTTCGAATATTCCTTGAAAGAGTTTGGACCATACCTATATTGAAATTAGTCCATTGTGGCATCTTGGAAGTACCCTGTATAAAGGTAATATCCTCATCGGGTAGGTAATCCTTAAATTCAGTTCTAGCCTGATTAAGCCAATCGGAGTCATTAGTTATAAGTAAAGTACGTAACTTTCTCTTGTAGGTTAGATATAGAGCTGTCATAATAAGGGTTTTTCCAGTTCCTACTGCATAATCTAATACACCTATTTGAAAAGGGTTATTACATACTTTATTAAAAACTACAGCTTCTACAGCTTTTACCTGTTCTGGTCTTAATTTGAAATTTTGGGTTTTATTTATTACCTTAGTTACTTTTGGTAAAGGCTTACGTTCATCTATAACCTTTACTTTTAAACCATAGGATTTACATAAATCTACTACTCTTGGTAACATACCTATCTTAAATAAACCCCGTTGGTTTATAAAATGAACGATGCCATCCCATCTACCTTTTGCCTGTCTCTTAAGGTAAAAGGCGTTAGGATGACGTACCGAAAGATCATTGTAAAGTTTTAACCCATATTTCTGTGGGATATCTATCTCACAGGTATTACAGTTTTGAATTATGATTGTTGCCATATCTATCCATTTTTAATTTCATTCCACAAATCCAAATCCTCCTCAGGAGGTAGTTCCTCTTTATGCTTTATCTTATATAAATACTTATTATACCTCTCCAAAGCTTTATCTGAAAGTAAGTCTTTGATAGCAGGTATACCATTTACAAAAGCTAAGGCATAGAACTGAGCATCTATCCACTGTTGTACTTTTTTAATGTCCTGTAGTTTTTCTCCCAATCTCTTGAAAATAACTAATCTACTTGGGTCTTTCTTATTATCATATATACCGGTTACCTTAGCTATTTTCTGTACGTAATATTCAAAACCTTGGTCTGTTAACCAAGGGTTTCTATCTTCTTGAAGTTCCATTTCATCACCATACTGAGCAAATATGTTTTCTGACATTGAAACTAATCTCTGTAGAAGATTACGATTATTACCTTCCATACGGGATATACCTATTTCGATATACTTAATATACCCCTCTCGAGTTTCTAAATTAAACTCTCTACAGAAGTCATTACAGATATTAGCTAGATTTTTACAAGTATCCCAATCTCTACCGGAGGATTCATTTATTTTCTTTACACCACGATGTTTTAATTTTATACGTTCTGCATATAAAATATTGGCAAACAAAGAAGCATCTCCTATATCTGCTAGTATAACTTTAGTTACTTGCTTTTGTAGTTTATTGTTTGAAACTGTTATACTTCTAGTATTTACTGCCCTACGCTTTGCCAATTGAAAGAATTGGTTTATAGGAACAGAAATATCCAACTCTTTGCATATTTCGGCAAAGTTGGATTTAGTTATGTGAATACTGGGTTCTCTCATTTCCGTCCTCCACTTAAGGATAATAATATTACAAATACTCCAACCCAAGACCACCATACAACATCATGATCTTGGTTATATCTTCCGTATCTATATAACTTTTCAGCTATGACTAAACCTATCAAATAAGCTATCAAATAATAAATAAGTACCATCATAATTCGTTTTTAAGTTTAATTAAATTTCGATAGTCTTGGTATCTAGTCCTCCAAATGAGTTTCATTACTTTTCTTCTACCTAAATCATTGCAATCATTTCCAGTAGGTAAGTATACTACCTTTACCTTTTTAAAATTTACTAACTTAAGAGCTAAATCTATAGCTTGACTTTTAGCATCTGGGTCCAGTAGTATTATAAATCTCTTAACTTGACTTTTAATAAGGGTGTTTATTTGAGCTCTACTAATTGCCTTACCCATCGTAGCTATTGCTCTTTCCCCCATAGTAAGAGCATTAAATACTCCTTCGCAGATATATATTTGATTATATAACTCTAGAGCATCCTGGTTAAAGATGAGAAATTCTTTCCCTAAACCTGTAACTGATTTAGGAGGATTGTTATACCTTGGACCATTACCAACAACTAACCTGGCATTGAAATAAATAAGTCTTCCGTTAGAGTAGAAAGGAAGTATAACATAACCAAAATAATCTCCCTTTGTACAATATCCAATACCTTGCTTGGATAATTCCTCAATATTAAAACCTCTATGCTTTAAGTAGTTCCTCGTGATTTTAGCAAGATAACTAGTTCCTTGCGTAATGAGTTTAAAACCCTCAGGTAATTCAACTGGCTTTGCCTCAGGTAATTCAACTCTTTCTTCTTTGAATTCGAGTTCTGTAAATTGTCCATTCTTTAATAAGTTTAAAAGTTCAGCATAAGTATCTAAACCCTCTATATCCATAATCATTTGAGCAGGAGAGGGGTGTTCATTACATCTAAAACAATTGGTCCTGTAGGTAGTTAGATTTATACCCATCTTTTGTTCTCTGCCACAGTAGGGACATATAGGAACTCTAAGCCAACCATTTCTATAAGGGTAAGCTCCTAGCCTCTTTATAAAATAGGTATAAAGCCGATTTTTAAATTCTTGGGTTATTTTCATTTTAAATATCTCCCAAACGTTTTAAACCTCTACGTACTACTCTAGCCAACTTTTTAAGGTCATCATAAGTACAGGTTAAACAGTAAGTATTTCTATGATCTATTAAACCTAACCTTATATCTACGCCCTCTACATTAGCCTGATGATAAGGACTACCATCGGATAGAATTATCTTTACCTTACCTTTTTTAAGACCTATATAATTATAATGTCGTATCTTCATTTTATATATCTCCAGTTAGTTGTTGTTTATTAGTTTCGGCTGCTTGCTTTTTAATTTCGTTTTCTATAGTCTGTGAATATAGCTCATCGTACTTTTTCCTTTGCTCTTTAGTAAACTCTACAGCCCTTTGTCTCTCTATATCTACCTTGTATAAAGCTCTACCTGAAGGTTTACCATCACGCATAACGCAAAGCTCTAATCTCTGAATACCCTCTTTTTCCTCTTGGTCTGTACAATTAAGACCGAAAATAGCTACAGAGTTTCTTACTATATCTACACATTTAGCAATATCATTTTCCTCGTATCGGGTCTTACGATGCTTATAAGCTTGTCTAGTTACATGATTAGCAGTCCATATTATATCTAACTTTAATTCTTCGGCTAAGTTCTGAGCATCTATATAAGCATTACCTATACGTTCGAAATCATCTTTATCTCCATTAACACTAGCCATCTTAGCAAGGTAATCAATAATAACTACCTTGATATCAATCCCCTGAGCTTTGAGTTTAAGGATTCTATCTCTGATGTAGTTGCAGTCTGTAACCATAGCAGGTATGCGCTCAACAACAAGCTCCACCCCGAAGCGACTAAGCTTTCGCATATGTCGTTGTTCCAGTTTATCAAATTCTCCTGAGTAAACCTCTTTCTTGGTTTTATTAAGTGAGGACTGTATAAACCTATCCATGATTTGTTCCTGTCCATTCTCTGTGTCAATGTAGAGAACTGATTTTCGCATTTTGAGGTAACCGATTGCGAGGTTAACAAGGAAGAAAGTTTTTCTGGCTTTTGGTTTATCGAGTAAAACTGCGACCGAACCTCTTGCAAAACCTCCTGCATTTGTGAGTTCATTAATCTGTCTTGATGGAGTGGGTACAACATCTGGCTCTGCTTGGCGTTTGAATTGTCTTTCTGCAACGTCTTTGATAAGGAAACTCGGTTCATCTTCCTTTTTAGGCTTAGACTTTTGTAGGATCTTATCGATCTTTTTCGAGTAGTTTTCATATTGTTCGAAATTATCTAGGTCAAAAGAGTCATTCAGATTCTTCATTTCTACCCAAGTAGAAAACTGCCATATCTTTTCTTGGATATAATCCGAATCCTTTAGAGGCTCATTATATAATGTCTTTATTAATTTATTAATATTAGGTATATCATCCTTAGTTACTAAATCAATGTAATTCTTACCTTCTAGCAATTCTTTAATTACTTGCTTAAGAACATTTTCCGAGGGTATTCTTTTTTTCTTCTTATAATAACTAAATAAGCCTTCGGCAATTAACGAATGTTCTATTAACACAAAATAATTAGGCTTTAGCCTTTTCATGGCAAGCCCACCCTCTGGGTCTCTAATTAAATACTTGAGTACTTCCTGTTGGAAATCACAAGAAAAGGAAAACTGTATCTTTTGCTTCTTCATGTGTTGTTATGAGTTAATATAATATACTTAATTATAGATCATTAGTGTGTAGAGATAGAGGTGTAACAGAAGCTAGAACATCTACTATTCCTGACTACCCACCTAAGAAAATTATATATTTTATTATAAAAAATTTGCGTATTTAAAATAAAATATGTAATTTTGCACTATATAAAGTAATAACATATAGCTTATGAAACTCGACAAAACTATAGGTCCTGAACTACACAGGATTAAGCCTCTTAAAAACTATGATCATAAGGTTTTTACTAAACTTTATAAGATCTGTAAACCCGTGATTAAGAACTTAGTAAATCAAATTGACTATCGTAGGTATAATGTTTCTAAAGATGTTATACTATCCTATTTTTGGGATAAGATGTTATTTTTGTTTAATCGTTACTATGAAGAAAGTAAGGGGGATATTGAATTTTTAAAAGCTCATATATTGAGGGGCTTATCTACTTATAAGTTTCACTTACTACAGGAGGCTTATTCTGAAAGAGCTGAGTTTTTTCAAAACTTAACTTCATTAGATGTATTATATGATAATAATAAAGAGGATATAAACTTACTGGATGAGGATAGTAATTATAAAGAAGAGATGCTTAAGAAGTTATATGATTATATGAAAAAACACTTATCCTTGGATGCTATACTCATATTTGAATGTTTAATGACACCCACTGCTTTTTTATTAGAAAAAACGGATAATGGTAGGATAAGAACTACCAATAGGATGTTAGTAGAGTTCTTTAATCTACCAAAAACTAAAACCTCAATACAGTATATCTCAGAACTAAGACATGACGTAGAGTACTGGGAACAAAGAGCTATAAAAGAACTATCACACAAAAAGGGGTCTAAAGATTAACCTCTAGACCCCAATCACAACAACATAAAACTACATAAAAAACAAAGATTTAATCTATAGTTTTAATAATGAAGGTTACAACAGTATAGGCAGGTCTTATGTCTAATGGTTTACTACCTCCAACCGTTGATGTATGATAAGCTCGAGATTCTCCCTGATTACCAGAACTACCAGCAGTACCTGTTACAGTTTCAGATGAACTACCTGCAGCTCCTACATAAGCTTTAGGGAAACCTGTTTCTACACTAGCAAATTTACCATCACTGTTAGCATCAGCCGTATATACGTGGTTATGTTTCGGTATATTATCTATCTCTAGAGTGAGACTATTGTTTCCTCCACTTATACCAGGCTGATTATACTCAGTATCCTGAAGACTTAAACCCATTGGGAACCTACCCATTAAATTAGGTTTAAGTATATTAGGATTATGTACTGAAGATGTACCATCGCATATCTCCCATCCATACGGTATAGTAGAAGTAGAACCATACCACATAACTATGGTACCAACCGGTAAGGCTACTGATACTACCTCTTCTTCTTCATTAGATTTACTAATGAGTTTTCTCAAATACTCTTCAAAAGTAAGGCTACCAATACCGTCAAATACCTTATACAAATGCCTAAGCAGGTCTTTGTAAAAATTGTATTCTGACCAAGTATAGGTTAGATCATTAGGAAATTTACCATCATAAGGTAAGATGATAAACTTTTGAAGATTACCCGTAGAAGACATAGTGTCATTACCAGTACCATAAATACCTACTAAAGTACAGTCAGATATATTATCTAGACCAGTAGCACTTAAAGCCGTACTTAATAGGTAATTATATGATAACTGTGAATCCTCATGAGGAGATTTATTTATATCCAATCCCTCTATTTCTCTTGAAGATAATTGGGTAGGATAGTTAAAATCTATAGATTTTTTGTATAGCCTAAAGAATGATACATTAGACTGATTCCAGTAAGCTTCATATATGATAGGCATACTGATGTTTACATCCTCGGAGTAGTTATGTCTAGCCAAAACTATCAACTCTGGGTAAGTACTTTGGGTATTTTCTATAGGAACCTCTATAGTATTACCACTGTTAACTTCTACATAACCATCCTTGGTAACTATACCAAAGTTTCCTGTACCATTGAGAGTATTTATTAAAACCCTCCTTGAAGACATCCTATCATTTACGAGCTTCTCAAAATGATCTCTAAAATCCTTAAGCTCTGTATCTCCACTATCAGGTAAGGGAGATAGAGTTATAACTGGACTACTCTCGGATATAGAAAAACCAGCATAACCAAATATAGGACCGGGACCCTGTTGTAAAGCTATAGCTTCAGTTAAATCCTTAGATTTTAATTGGCTCTGAAAGCCAAAGTAAGTTTTTATTGCCATGGTTGTTTTTATTTATTACTTATTTTCATATTGATTACTAATATCTTCTATGGCAGACGCAAATTGCTTAAAGCGTAGTGTAAGAATAAATGCAATTAGTTTCCAGATAGAATATTTAGATTTTATGTTATGTAATTCTAGAATATGCCCATAGATGCTATCTATTTCGAAGCCATAACATATAAGCATAGCAGTTATAGCCGTAATATTAGGATCTACTCCATACGGTTCAGCTATAGCTTTACCCAGTGTAACTCCTACGAATAGGTAACATATATAATCTACGAGCTTATTAAAGGTACGTCTACCTGCTCTAGATTTACGTACAACCTCTCCTCGATATCGAGAAGCACTTACTCCAAACCATAAATCGGCTAATATCAATATGATAGCTAAGGATATCATCCATCTCATACCATATAGTAGTTCTGACCACTCTGATAGAAAACCGATTAACATAGTTTTTATAGCTATGTTGGTATTATCTAAATTTAAATTATTCATCTTGTAATTCTATTGACCAAACTGTATCTTGAGAAACTGTTACTACCTGTATACTCTTATCTTGAACCTCTTGACTTTCCCACACTAGATGATCAGGATAGATACCGTCTTCACTTAAAACTCTAAAGCTAGCCGAGGTATTTAAATCTACCCAATGACCCTCTTCGAACTTAAATAGGTTAAAGATATAAGTTCCTATTCTATAAGCATAAAAGTTATATGGTAAAGAGTGTTGAGATTCTAGTATAGTACCATCTGGTAGTGTTACATTGACTGCTAAGGTTTCATTAGTATACTTAGCACTGCTTATAACCTCTACAGTAGTACCCACAGCACTACCTTGAAGTATAGCCATCATAGGATTTACTACTAATAAATACTTAATCTCTTCCTTTACTTCAAGGTAAGCATAGTTAATATTCTTAGTATCAACCTCCAACTGATTGACCAGGAATAGGTATTTACCTGGCTCTTGAGGACCATATATAGTTTCACCCAGTTGATAAACTGTTCCAGTGAACAGCCATCTGCCTTTATAATTGGCAATACCGGTATCTCCTTTACTATAATCCCACTTACGAGTTACTTCATCAAACTCTCCAGGGAATCCCCAATCTTTAGGTATAGCTTCTTTTAACCAATGCTTATTACTACTAATTGGAGGTAGTACCTCTGGATAATTATGTTTATTATCCTTGTTTAGGTCTAGATCCCAATCAGAGCCGTCAGCTACTAACTTGTACATATATACTCTAGTATAACCTATGCTGTTGTTAGTAAGTTTCAACTTAAAGTTAGGTATCTCTATAGCAGGATCATACCTTACCAAACGTACAGAGTTTAAGTAAGCATCATTGGTTTTGTACCAACCCCACGTTCTCTTACCAGTAATAGGCTCTATATTGAAGTTCTGTCCTGAAGGAGAAGTCCAAGCTTTACTGATAACCTCTACATCGAAGTATAAGTTACCATCAAACTTTTGAGGTACTACATAAGCATCCAATACCTGATAAGAAGGAGTACCTGGCCAAGCTTGATCTTTAGCATGTAGTTCTACACAGTACAAACCAGGTGGGTAATTATAATTGGTTAGATAAGTACCATCCCAAGTTAAATCTATATGACCTGATACTTTGTAGTTGGGTAATAGATTTCCTAAATCATCCAACTCATCCCTTTCAGTAACGTGGGTTCCTGTAAATGAACCTATAAGTTGACCAATATTGGGTGTACTACCCTTATACAATAAGACTTCAAAATCGAAAGCTTCTGGATCCACCGTTAGAATATCCGAAGCTTCCAATATGGATTTATTAAGAGTAATATTAAAGTCAAAACCCCAATGAACTATACTACCTTCTTTAGGTGTGTTACTTATAAGGGTACGTAACATGTAATTCTCATCATCCGTCTTATTCCCATCGTGTACTTCCAGAAAGTACTTAGCATTGTACTTATTAGATACTACATTGATATCCCTATAGTTACTAGTAGCCTCCTTATACTTGGTATTTATACCATAAAACCTATAATGTCCAGGATCTCCTAAGGTGATGGTTTCACCATTATTCCAGAATTGAGATACTGGGTTAGAAATCTCCTTTATGATTACTTCATCATCATATAAACCTAAATATTCGAGATATAGGGGATCACTACCGAATATATTATGAGGACATAGGGTTTCTAGACTTTGAACCGTTAAAACCCTTACACTTACTCCTGGTACAGGGGTAAGCTCATACTTCTGAGAAGTAGGATTGAAGAATATTCCAGTGTTTTCTAAAATATCTCCCCAACTAAATTCACTCTCTCGGTTAACTATACTTCTCTCGGGTGTAGTACCCTCGGTTACGTCGTAAATAACCTCGTCCTCGGCATATATCCTACCTGTAACAGGGTAAAGGGTAACTTCCCGTGTAAGCTTTTCCCGTGAAAAAGCTCCAGGAGGATGTATGTGGGTAAACTTTATGTACTGACTCTCTGGATGTAGGGGTTTACTTAAAAAGCACAGATAAAAGGTTAACTTACTCTGCCTAGATTCGGGTTCAAAAGCATCTACCATACCCAAGTCCTTTGACTCAAAGTTAAAATAGGGCTTATTTAAATAATTACCTACCTTATCTGAGGGTTTGGCTCCCCCATGATCTTCTATAAGAGTTTCCCATAACATACCACTAAGGCTTTCTACGTAGAAAGGTATGGTACTTATATTCTTTAAAAAAGAACTATTACTAGAAACACTAAGCCTAATATCACAGAATGGGTTCTCATTATCTATGTGGTTATTGTTTAGACCCTCTACTAAAGTTACATCTAATACTTCCTTTAATCTAGTTACCTCAATGCTTATTTTATACTCAGGTCTATCCAACATGATAAATTCATAGGTACCTGGATTAAAGATATGTTGAACATACGTATGAGTACCAGCATAACTAGAATAATCTACTTCATTACCATCTTTATCTGGTATTTTAGTACCATCCTCTATAAAGGTAAGGTATTCTCCGGTAGTTAGATTTACTACCTGTTGAGGAGTAAACTGATCATCACGAGGATCTGCATTATTAGTAAGAGTTCGTACCGTTGCAGACTGTATGATAATAGGTATATAAGTCTGAGTATTACTTAGCTCTCTCTCTACCGCGTTATTATAGTGATTAAATAGGGTATAACTGTAATATTTTTTCCAACCTCTACTACCTTTGTTTATTATAAAGGGTCTAGTGAAATGGGTTAGATTAAAATCCTCAGGACATATAGTACTAACCCTGGCATGAGGAGCTATAGGTATACCAGTACCAGGATTAATAGTAAATACTTTACCATCTTCATACTCTATTTCTGAAAGAGTGGCTGGTCCAAAAGTGATCTTAAAACGTTTAGGTTGATCTTCAATAAAAGCCGGTCTATGGTTAAATGG